CAAAGAAAGTCTCCTTTGAAACTGATTCTACAATACGCTTAGCCTTTGGAGCTTCTTGAGCTAATTCTGGCTCAACTACCTCTTCAGGTGCTTCTTCAATCATTGGAGCTTCTTCCTCCGCTTCTTCCTCCATAATAGATGCAATAACACCTTCTACGGATACCACAAGGATTTTACCATCCTCTAACTTGTACTCGCCTACTGGCATAGGTACAATACCGTCAGCCGTTACAATTCCTACCGAGTAATCTGGCTCAAATGCTTCGGCTTCAATGATAGTGATACCATCTTCTAGCTTCATTTGTGCTAATTTTACCTCCATAGAAAGAACAGCCTTAATCTTGTTTAACTTGTTCTTGTATTCCATATATTTATTAATTTATTTACTTATTAAGGCTTTGGATATAAACTTTTTAAACCTGGCGCTAATTGCTTAATCTTTGTTTGCAAGTCCGCCGCAGCTTCAAATCCTTCAATTTTTAAAGCTTCTTTAGACTCAACCCCTAAAGCAGATAATCCATTCATGATTGCTAATAAATCTTTCTCTGCTGAGTTTGCTGAGTTTACTGAAGAATCAATAGCTAATTGAAATTCTCCATACGCTTTTTTATACGATAAATAAATAGCTTCGATTTTAGCCTCTGCTTTTTTTAAGTTATCGTCTACTTTTTTAATTTCTGATAAAATTTGAGGAGCTTTTTTAGCAAACTCGTATTTTTCAGAAGCCAACTCTACTTTCTCGCTTTTAAATAGTTTATTAAATACTTTTTTTTGCGTGTTCATATATTATCCGTTTTGTCTTGTTATAACTCTTGGTTCGTTTGTATTTACTACCGATGAAGTAACTTGCTCTACTAAAGCACCTATTCCTTGATTAATTTGCTCGCCCTTGCAACACTCTTTAGAGTATGTCCCATCTTCGCACAAGCAAGCTCTTGAAGAATCTTGCGGACTTGATTTTTTATTCGCCATCTTTTAAAATATTTATGATTTGATTAATTAACTCCTCCTCTTGTAGCTCTAATAAGTCTAACTCTTTAAGCTTGTTTCTTGACCAGCTAAGAGCAGACTTGCCACCCCATAGTAAATAACTAATGTTACCACAATCGTCTTGAGACTCGGCATTATCGTAGAACGTTTCCGCTCTACTAAGATAAGAGTACATTCTCTTAATAGTTTCTACCGAGATAGGTTCTCCGTTTGCTAATTGTTGCGCTCTTACCTTACCGGTTTGAGTAGCACACTTATTGCCATTCTTCTCGTTTAATTCAATTCCTTTTTTAGCGTTGCTTTTAACGTCATCTCCATAGTCTGAGTAAGACTCTAAATTAATCTCGCCACTCATCTCTAGCTTGTCAGCAAAGTAACCCTCGATAGAGAAACCTTTATACTTACCCTCCTTTACTTGTTTCCAAACGTTCTCGTCTTCTATCTTCATAGAAATCATCCAAGTACCTTTAGGAAGTGAGAATCCGTATTGCTTAGATTTATCCATGTCGGGGTTATCGATAATCCAAGACTCAACAACCGTAGCCCCATCGAATTTAGCCTTATGTTCTAAGGTTGCGTTTGATTGGTTTCCATTCTTTAGGAATAGTTCGCTTGCTTGCTTTACCGTAGCCTCGCTAAAGAATACGTAGAACTCGTCTTTACCATTCTTACGATAGATTTGCTTATTAGGAATTAAAGCAGCTCCCATAAGGATACGTTTATCCGAATCTACTTCAGCAAATTCTATTTTGTATTCCTTATTTAAAGCGATAAAGTTCTCTTCGATAGCCGGAGAATCCACCAAGCTAACCGCATCGATACCGTCTAAATCCTTTTCTATTACGAGTTCAACAATTCTCATAGCCTATAAACGTTTATATTTTTTTTTGTTATATTTTCAAATTACCCAAGACTAGCCGAAGTAACAATATTTCTATTTAGTGCTTGTTGAGTCGTTACGTCTTGAGCCACTACATAAGCTCTCATAGGCTCTTGAGGTTTGCCTAGAGTTTGTGCTAATTGATTAACTCCGCTTACTCCAACTACGTTAAACGATGGAGCACTAGAAGCACCCGCACTAGGTGCTGAGGTGTCCGCTCCGCTACCTGGATTTGTTTTTAATATATCTTGTACCGATTTAAAACCAATCGCTGCGGTAGTTGCAATATTTGCTAACTTAATCCCAAACTCAAAAGGTGTAGCGGTCTTAGTCGCTAACTCAGCGGTAATACCTTGATAAGTATTAATTAACGCTTGTGCAACCGCAAAGGCTTTTCCCTCCGTAGAGTTTTGCTCAAATAGGCTAGACATATTACCTAGCGTTTGGCTAACCATTGCTAGCTTTTGTTTTTGTAATGCTTTCTCTTGAGCGTGAGTCTCCTTAGCTATTTTGCGTTTTTCTTCTTCGCTAATTTGCGTAGAATTTTGAGCTAAATCATTGTACTCTTTTAGTGCTTGCAATCGCATTGATAAAGAGTTTTGCTCATTTGATAGCTCGGCTTGCAAACGTTCGCTTTGCTTATTATAGTTATAAGTAGCTATCTCATCTTCCTTTGAACGAATAGAAGCATTTAACTCTTGCTTTTTAGAGTTAAATTCTATCTCAGCATCTATACGAGCTTGAGTACCTTCTTTGTATAGCCTAACATTTTCGGATAGCCTCTCTAATTGTATGGCTTTTTCTTCTTTTAAGCTATTTAATTGAGCTTGTAATTTCTCATCTTCATTCTTAATTAGCTCATTAGTAGCTTGCTTCTCGGCTACCGATATATCGTCTATACCTTGAATTTGTGCTTTTTGTAAATCTAAGCTTTCTTTAACTAAAGCAATTCTATTAGCCTCTTGCTCAGAACGCAAGCCCTCAATTTGAGCTAGTACACCATCCGCATTAGCTTGAGCATTTATTAAGGCTACTTGATTTTCAATCGAATTATTTTTTTGCAAATCCGCTTTTGCTGAAGCTACTTGAGCGTTAGCTACCGCCTTCATTGCTTTCTCTTGATTATTTAAAACCTCTTTAAGCTTATCGTTAGCTTTAATACGGTCTTCAATAGAAAGTAAATCATTGTCTCTAACTTGACGAAGTTTCTCGGCTTGTCTATCGTATTGTTCTACTAGACGTGCTTGCTGAGCTGCGGCTAACTGAGCATTATTTTTTAATTGTACTAATTTCTCGGCGGTGCTTAATACATTTTTGCCATATTTTAATAATGCCTCCGCTCCTTTCTTCGCTGCCTCCGAAATCTTGTCCGCACTATCAGGAACTCCAGTTAAAACGTCTACCGTTTCTTTACCAGCCTTTTTAACGTTGTCTAGAGCTGCAGCAAAGTTACCGGTAAACAATTCCTTCAAAGCACTACTTAAATAGCCTAGAGTGTCAAGGAATGAGTTAAAACGTTCGATTAAGTTTTCCTTAATTGCATCGCCTAGCTTCTTTAAATTCTCTACCGGATTCTCGAATACATCCTTAAAGAATTCAATAATCTTAGGGAAATTATCGAAAACCAATTTAATTAAATCATTGAATACAATAGACAAAGCTTCTAATGCCGTGTTCATTAAGTCTACTACCTTTTGATTTTTAGATAGTACCTCTTTGAACATATTGAATGCCTCCATTACGAGCCCAATACCAAGAGCTTTAACGGCTAGACCCATGCCTTTAAAACCATTGACTAAGCCCTTGATTCCGCCTTCGGCATTCTTCGTAGACTTACCAATATCTTTAATAGACTCTTCGGTCTCGGCAAATTTTTCGACAAGGTCACTAACCTTTTTTTCAAGGTCTTTGATATTGTTTTTTAATTCTAATTCGACTGTAACTTTTTCCATTGTCTTTTTATTTGCTCAAATGCCATTTTAAACGTACTCGGTATTTCGTATCTTCCTTTAGCTATTTCTATCTCCTCGCTTTGGTTATAGTGAGGAAGCATATTTAGCAAGTCTAATATTTGCTTTATCATATCGTTCTAAAGTCTGTTAATAATTCAAATTGAACTTCTCCGCTTGTTAAGTTGGTAGTAAATTGGTTAATAATGTAACGCTTGTCTCTAATAATTACCCTATCGTTTACCTTTAAATTAGTCAAAAGGCTAATTGGTAACATAGCTTTTACCTTTACTATCCTAGACTTAACTCCAAAGATATTCTCTAAGTAATTAGCGTAGTAATTGTTAAATAAAGACTCATTCTCAATAGCACCCGTGTACGTTGATTGTTCCGCTCCAAAGTTTAACGTATAATCTACCGAACTAATTAAAGTGTCTTGTCCAAATATATTAGCCTGAGTTTCGTTAGTAGTAGAAGTACCATCGTTAAAATGATAATTAGAAACGGTTTGCGTAGTACCATAATCATAAAGAATAACCGGTTTAGGTATATAAGGAATAAAGCTAGGCTTCATTGCGTATCCTACTTGTAGGTTAGTCCCCGTAAATTTATTGTGAAGTAAAGTTTCAAATGGCAATTCTACGCTATACTCTTCTCCATCGTTCTCTAACTCGTAATACAAGTCCCCATAAGGCACTTTAGAACGAGACATAAACTCTACGTTTAAGAAAGACTCGGCTTCTTGATATTTAAAGTTTACCTTCTTGTATGGCTTACTTCTTTCAATGTCGATAACGTCATTAATGATAAATTCGGTTATATCACGAATTGTACCGCTTGAATACCAGCCCTCTAGTTGTTCAATTTTGTAAACACCTGGTACATCGGAGTAGCACGTTAAATTAAACATCTTTAAAATACCACTAAAGAACTCTTCGATAGTCATCTCAGGCATATATTGTGCCAAGTCCATCGTAGTAGTAGTAGTTTGCGTAGTACTTTGAGTAACCGTTAAATCGCTTACCTTAGTGTAAGTACCTCCAATTAGTGTACCAGTCTCATAGTAGTAAACCGAAGTAAATGAAATCGCTGCTTTAGATGCAATGTAAAACGTATAAGCTCCTGATTCTTCTAAAGGTACTTCTAAGTACATTGGAGTAATCTGAGTCAAATAGCTTTGAGTGTTAATTACAACCCCATCCTTATACACGTAAAAGAAAAACTCTTGGGCATCTTGTCCAATACTAGGCACACTAAAAGTGATAGTGATATTTGATTGTGCTTGATATTCCGGAGCGGTAGGCTTTACATAATTAAGCGTATCGCTAAATACGTTGAATATTCCTTGAGAGCCGGTAGTAGAAGTATTCGTTTGAAAGTTTAACTTATTAGCAACCGTTTTTAACTCGAATGCTTCACTATTCTTTAGCCATAAAAAAGCCCTAGTAAAACGAGTGTCGTTTAAAAAGTCTCCTTGAAATGTAACACCTAAGCTAGAAGCTATTGCATCAAATACACGCTTTACTCTAATCGCTGGGAATAAATCACTATAATAAATAGGATGGGTATTTTTCTTAATATCCCAATTGTCCTTAGTCGTTCCGTTTGTGTTATAAGTCCACACGTTAAGAGAGGATATTAACGGAAACATTACGTCATTACCCGCACCTCCGATAACTCGGTTTTTTACAACCGTTCCGGTATAACTAAAATTATATGCACTTAGGTTTAAGTCTTTTAAGAACTTGCCTCCAAAAGTATCCTTTAACGAAACCAAAGCACCAAAGAAAGTAATTTGATAGTTATCTATTTGTCCATTCTTAAAGCTCGCCTTCTCTAGTTGTACTTTGCCCTTACGGAATGAAGCATAGTCTAGCTCTATGTACGCATTCTTTCGTGTTCTAGCATCGAATCCATTGTCTAATGAGTTCTCATACCAATGCTTAAAAAT